CGCTGTAAAACAATAATGACAATGACATCAGCTCCAGTAGAATGCACTGGAATGTGGTATTGTAAATGTAAAGGTGGTAAATCTTAATGGAAAAGAAATGGAGTTACAAACGAGCTTTAGAATTAGCAGAGGATATGCTTAAAGAAACTGGCATACCTAATGTTAAAATAGATACAGATGCAGATTTAGAGTTAAACTTTATGGATGTAATACATGTATCTAATAAAAAGTTAGAACAGTATTTAACAATCTACGGCGGGTTTAAAGGTCAATTAGAACAACGTGTTGCTGATATGGAAACTAGAAGAGTAGCGATTGAAGCACAGTTTACTGAAAATTATAACATAGCTTTTGCAGATTTACTAGCATCTTATCAGGGTAGGAAACCTACTAAGGATGAGTGTAGAGGAATAATTATGAAATCTAATGAAGGACTAGCACAGTTACAACGAGATTTAATAGATGTAACTACTATTAAGAATAAATTAGATTCACAATTAAGGTTATATACACAGTGTTGGGCAACAGTATCTAGAATTGTAGCACTAAGAACTCAAGGAAATGAATAAATCTTAGTATAATAATAATAGGAGAAGTATATTAATATGGGAAAATTTAGACCACAGATATTTTTAGCAATAGCATGCCTTACTATTTTATCGGTAGTAGGTTTATTTCATGAGATGCCAGAGGTATCCACTGCAACTATTGGTGGTATAATCGCATTAGGCATGAAAATATTAGAAGGAGAATAAACAAAAGGAGAAATAACATGACAAGCAAAGATGTAGTCAAAAGCGTAGTAAAAACTTTACCAGTAGTAGGAGCACTTGCAGTCGGCGTAGGAGCTACTATAGCTGTATTTAAAAGAGATACACTAGAAGATAAAGTGTATGATAAATTAACATCTAGACAGATTACAAAAGAAGACATACCTCTACAATAATATGGAAAAGTATGTTGGGATTGATTGTTCTTCTAAAGCTGTGCACGTTGTTGTATTAGACGGGAAAGAACAACTTATAGATAAATTTAAATGGGAATCTAAACTAAAAACTGCCGATGCTAGATTTTTAGATATTGTAGACCAGATATATAAAAATTTATCTATTTTAAAAGATACTAAGTTAGTATGTGTTGAAGATTTTATTTGGGCTAGAAATAATCCACATGCAACGCGAACTATTACTGCTGTAATTTATTCAACCATATATTTTTTACATCACTATGATATAAAAGCAAATAAGGTACCGATAGGGCGGTGGAAAAAAGAAAGTGTTGGGAAAGGTAATGCAAGTAAAGATGAAGTTAAACTTTACGCACAAAGCAAATGGGACAAAGATACTTTTGATGAACAAGACTATGCAGATGCTGCTTGTATAGCGTTGTATGGATTAAGAAAAGAAAAGGAGACAGAAAATGCCAGCACCTAAAGGATATAGGAAAGCAGGGATAGGAAAGGGAAGACCTACCTTTCATTTTTATGATAAACCTGAACCAAAAGATACGAAGATAGAAGACAAGTTACCAAAAGGCATGACTGCTGAAGAGTTTAAAGCAAAGTATGCTAAGGTTGTGTGGTGTGACTATTATAAGTGTATACACAATGTACAACCTGAAGGAGCTAAAAGAACCATAGCAACTTTACTAGAGAACCCTCAGTATAAACCTCTCGGTCCAAAAGACGCAATGATAAGAGGTGTATGTAGTAGAGCAGAGATAGGTATTAAATTTAAAGAGATAAGCACGACAGGTGGCGTAAAGCACAAAGTTCCAGAGTGTTTTAACGCTGCTGGTAATAAAAACAAGGGTGGTATGGATTTTAGTAAATTATTACAATCAGATGGAAGCCCACATGGAGGTAGCATCGAATCAGGAAACGCTAGCACTGGTTGGTCAGATGTTGCATATAAATAATGCCTAAAAAATTTCCAAGAGCCGTAAAAGATAGAGCATTTAAGTTATATATAACTGATGAATATTCTGTGCCTGAGATAGCACAACAAGTATCTGCAGAACATAGGACAGTAGTAAACGCTCAGACGATTTATGCATGGGTACGACAAGATGATTGGAAAATTAAAAAAGTAGAAGTTAAAGAGAAAGCAATTGAAAAGTCTCAAGATGATGAAGCTACTAGACTAGTAAAAATGCAATCAGAACACCAACAAATGTATGAAGCAGTTAGGAAAAAAGCTGCAGGTGAATTAGATTTATTAACATTTGAGAGAGCTTTTGATGCCGTAAAAGCTATGGACATAGGTATTCAAGGTGAAAGGCAAGTAGCAGAGGGTCTAATAAAGGTGCAATTTATTCAAGATGTGGTAAACATATTAGTTGAAGAAATAGAAGACCCGGACTTGATGGCAAAAATTGCAGCAAAATTAAAAGTATTAATGGCATCGGAAGATAATGAGTGACGAATTAACATCCTACAGTAAAGCTTTTGAATTAATGGCTGAGAAGCTAGAAAAAAGTAATAAATATGCTATAGGTAGTTTCTGGGAGTTTACTAGAGATATATGGTCTCAAGGATTTGAGCACCCAGAATACTTTCAGGCATGGCATGTAGGTAAATTAACTGAGGAAGTGGAAAAGTGTATTGAAGATGGGCTTAATTATTTAGCTATATTACCAAGAGCACACTTTAAATCTACTATATTAGGGCATGCATTTAGTATTTGGAGAAGTTTAAAGATACAAGGCAGTGCAAATATATTATATTTATCTTACAGTGACACCATGGCAAAGTATCACATCTCTGAAATAAATAAAGAAGTTAACAGGAACCCTATTTTAAAAGATATGATGACTAATAGAGCCCCTAAAGCAGACTTTACATTTAGATATGACACAGGTAACGGGGGTAGTGCAGAAATATTACATGGTGGGTTATTTTCTTTCAAAAGAGGTATGCACGTCAATGGAGCATTGATTGCTGATGACATACTAAAAGACCCAGAGAGTCCACTAGCTATTGGACAAATGTCTAAAATTGAGGACCATTTTTTAACAGAATCACTGTTTATTCCTAATCAGGGAGTGCCTGTAGTAATTGTTGGTACACCAATGATGCCGGGTGACCTATTGACAGTATTAGAAAAAGATGATAGATTTGTTACTAGAAAGTTACCAGCACTTGACCCTGAACCGGATAGAAGAGTGTTGATGCCTGAATTATATAGTGAAGAATGGTTGTTAGAACAACAGAGAGCTAAACCTAAATCGTTTGCTTCTGAGTTTTTATTGCAACCACACTTTAATACAGAGGCTTACTTCGATTCAGAAGATATTGAAAAATGTGAGGACGATACATTGAGGTCACTACCTACAACAATGAAACAAAACTTTTCAGAAGATGAAGACATCTTTGCTGGATTTGATGTGGGTAAAAAAAGACACCCGTCACATTTAGTTGTATTTAAACGAAAAGGTGAGCGTATAGAGCAAATACACCAATCATGGTTGGATGGTTGGGATTATTCTGACCAGATAGTATACCTAAATGAAGTTGCTGAAAACTTCGGTTTAACGAAAGGATACATAGATAATACTAGAGGTGAATTAGAAGATAGAGGTTTACATAGAAGTTGGTACCCTCTTGCTTTTACTTTTAAATCTAAAAACAATATGGCACATATATTTGAAGAATATATTCATTCTGGTAATTTATTTTTAATAAGGGATAATCGACAACGGCAACAAATATTGTCGGTAAATAATGAGCTAAAAGCTCCTGAAACACCCATGGGACACGGAGATGCTTTTTTCTCTATAGCTATGGCTTTACAGGCAGCGTATGAAACTGGGTTGTATAATATGCAAACAATTGGAAGTATGCAGGACTTTGCAAATGAAATGGACCCATCATTTAATGATTTTAGAAAATCGTCTAAAAACAATGATAAACCCTTGCTTGATTTCCCTAAAAATGAGTATAATAATAATAGTAATTCTTCTATTAATGAAGCACCAAACCCAACATGTAAAGAAGAGGTGTGCAGTCCCATTTTCTGGGTACCTAATAGAAAATTATGTCTTTATTGCAATTACAAAGAAAAACCATAGGAGGTTCATTTTGGTCACATTAACACAACAAGCAGAAACAGTAGCATCAAAAAGATATTATTTAAAAGATGAATCAGGTGAACCTGAAGAAAATGCAAACAAACTATTAGAAAGAGTAGCCAAAGCTATTGCTACATCTGAAAAACTATATGGTAAATCAGATGCAGATGTAGATTTAACTGCAAAAGAGTTTTATGACATGATGTCAGAGTTAAATTTTATACCCAACTCTCCTACACTTATGAATGCAGGGACAGAACAAGGTACATTGTCTGCATGTTTTGTATTACCTTTAGAGGATAGTATGGAAGACATTATGAAAGCCGCTCATGATATTGCTATGGTACAGAAGTTTGGTGGTGGCACAGGATTTGCTTTAAGTCAATTACGACCCAAGGGTGACAAGATAAAGACGACACATGGTATTGCATGTGGTCCAATACAAGTATTACAAACACTATCTAGAGTATCATCTATGATTACTCAAGGTGGTAAAAGAGACGGTGCTAATATGGCAGTAATGTCAGTTTATCACCCAGATATATTAGACTTTATAGATTGCAAAAAAGTAGAGGGAGATATACACAACTTTAACATATCTGTTGGAGTAGACTCTAATTTTATGAAAGCAGTAGAAGCTAATCTTAACTACCCATTAATTAATCCAAAGAGTAAACAAGTGGTAGGGGAACTAAACGCAAAAGAAGTATTTGACAAAATGGTATACGGTGCATGGAGAAATGGTGAACCCGGTATGATTTTCTTAGATGAAGTCAATAAAGATAACCACGTTACAGAAGAATATGGTGAGATGATTGCAACTAATCCATGTGGTGAACAACCACTATTAGGAAATGAATCTTGTAACTTAGGCTCTATAAATTTAGCTAACTTTGTAAATCATAAAGAAGTAAAACCATATATTAAATGGGATGAGCTAAAAAATACAATTACAACAGCTACAAGATTTTTAGATAATGTAATTGATGCTAACAAATATGCAACCCCAGAAATAGAAAAAATGACTAAATCTACAAGAAAAATAGGTTTAGGTATAATGGGTTTTGCAGATATGCTTACGCAACTTAGAGTTTCTTATAGTTCTAAACAAGGTAGAAAGATTGGTTCTGATATAATGAGGTTCCTAAAAACTCATGCAGATAAAGCATCTATAGACTTAGCAGAAGAAAGAGGCACGTTCCCTGCATGGGGCAATAGTGATTATGGGGAAGATGAAAAATATAGAAATGCATGTAGACTTACTGTAGCTCCAACAGGAACTATATCTATGTTTGCTGATGCATCTAGTGGAGTAGAACCATTGTTTTCTTTAGCTTACAGGAAGATGAACATATTAGAAGGGGAAACACTTTACTATGTAAATAAATATTTTGAACAAGATGCAAAGGAAATGGGTTTTTATTCAGAAGACCTTATGGAATATTTATCTGATGGTGGCTCACTTAAAGATAGGAATGAAGTACCTGATGAGATAAAAGATATTTATACAACTGCACCTGAAATATCTCCTGAAGCACATGTAGGAATGCAAGCTGCTTTCCAAGAACATTGCGATTCTGGAATATCTAAGACCATAAACTTTGCAAATGATGCTACAATAGAGGATGTGTATACAACTTATATGCTAGCTTGGAAGACAAAATGTAAAGGAATTACAGTCTATAGAGCTGGAAGTAGAGATAAAGAAGTGTTAGTAACAGCACACAAAACTGAAGAAAAAGAAACACCTGAAACACAACTTAGTCTGTTTGATGATGTAGAAGACACTCTTGAAGGAGAGTATGATTGCTGTCCATCAGCAGTGGTTGTAATGGAATCAGGTTGTGAAACATGTAAGACTTGTGGATGGAGTGCTTGTCATATAGCATAAATTCACAGTTTTACCAAAAAAAGAGTATAATAATAGTAGGAGAAAAGATATGCCTATAGGTAATATGTTAAGAGATAGACAAGAACAGTACATCGCACAAAAAGATAGTGCTGGAACTTGGAGAATACTTGATACTTGGCACGAGGATTTAACTAAGTTAGACCCAGAAGATGAGATAGATGACTCAAGTGAGGCAGTAACTGTTTTATCAGAAGGTGGCTTTCTGGCTTTAGTTAGAGAAGCAACCCGATTAGGAGTGTTACAGAACGCTGCTTTGATGGAAAATGATGCTTTAGCAGACCAAGTAGCAGAGTTAAAAGAAGAAAATGACAAACTAAAAATACAAGTTGAAACTACCCCTGCAGTCGAAGTTACACACGAAGAGAAAGCAGGATTGAAACAACATGCAATAGACACGATAGCCAAGATAGTAGCTATAGATAGTGTTGAAATAACTAAGGAATAAGTATGAAATTAGGAGATTATCTTCCAGAAGTCCCAGAAATGGCTAAACAAATGGGGCAGTTAGGTTCTCAAATGGAAATATTCAACGACATGATGTTGAGTAAGTCAGCAGGAGAGACGGGCAGTGGTCCAACTTTTGGTGTAGATTATATCGTAAATTCTTATATAAGAAATCAATTAGCTTATCGTAAACAGTTAGTACAAGATTTACAAACGATAGCATACACCTGTGAAGAATTAAGAGCACCTATAATGCATATTACGGGTGAGGTATTTAGACGGGGTATAAAGATAGAACCAAAGGTAGCTAACCCAGATGCTAGTCAGATAAAACGTCTTTCTAAGTTTATGAAAGACTGTAATCTATTTGACCAAGGACTTGAAGAAGTATTAAGACAGTTTCATTGGGATTTAAATACAGTAGATGATGCTTTCTTGTACTTTGCTAAAGAGTATCAAGATATGGGTGACGGTAAATTAAATTCTAGGGTTACAGAAATTAGAAGAATAAACCCTGCATTAATAGAATATGATTTAGATGAGACAGGATTACCTAAGAACTCACATTTTTTCTGTCCAATACATAGGTCATCAATATCGGAATCCCCTGAAGAATGTTCTGAAGAAGATTGTCAGCAAGAAAAACAACCTGCTATGTACCGATACTTATACAGGACTGAGGTTCATTACTTCTTAGATACAGAGGTGGTGCATTTATCTAAATTTAATCCAACTGAAACTTATGGTTGGTCTCCTGTATTAACAATATTTGAAAAAGCTCTTACACTTATAGGTATGGATAGAAACTTATACAGGTACTTCTTTGAAAGAAAAATGCCTGCATCTATGGTTATGGTAACTACAGATGACCCTGAAAGTTTAAAACGAGAAAGGGAAGCTATCGCCGCAAAAGTAAGGCAAGACCCTAACTATATACCGATGGTTGCTGTATCTTCTAGGACAAATAGGGGTAGAGTAGATATGGTTAGAATGTTTCACACATTACAGGAGATGGATTACTTACCAGTAAGAGCGGAAATACGAGAAAGAGTATCTGCTATTTATGGTGTGTCGCCAGTATTCCAAGGTGCTCCTGATTCTTTTGGTGGCTTATCTCAACAGACTACACAATTAACAGTAATGAGTAGAGTTGTAGAAAGAGACCAAAGACAAATTATGGAAAAGGTATTTAGTGCTATCTTAGATAATTTTGGGATTACAGATTATGACTTAATATTACCTAACCCAGAAGAAAAAGCAGAGGCTACTAGGATATCTCATGCACAACAAAGAACTAGTATTGCATCACAATTAGTACAACTTGGATTTGAAGTTGAACTAAAAGATGATAATGTTAATATGATGGATATAGACTTCATCGTAAGTGGACAGCCAGTGCCTAGTGCTCAGATGCAAGGTGAGATGACTGCATTGCAATTAGACCAACAGCAACAACAAGCTGCTATGCAAGAGGCTCAACAAGCTGCTCAGTTAGAACAACAAGAACAAGCTGGGGAAGGTGAAGAAGAAGGTGGAGAAGGTGAAGAAGAAGAAGCTGAAAAGAGTTTAGAAAAAGATGTATTAAATTCTGATGTTAGAAGTCAACCTTTACAACAACCCTTTGCTAATTTAAATACTGCAATTCCAAAAGGAAAAGGCAAGTTTAAAGGTAGAACGGCAGGAAGAACTCCAGACCACAATGACAAAACCCCTCTAGAAGAAAGAGATATCGAAGAGTATGCAGAAGCTAGAGAAAAAAAGTTTGAAGATAGAATGTACGGTCTAACTAAAGCTACATCCACATGGACTGATAGTTTAGCTGAACAGGGATACGATTTTCCTATAATTAAAGAGGTATCACCTGATGGCAGTAAATTGTGGTTTATACACAATGGTGTGGACTATGTAGGTAACTTACAAGCTAATGGCATATCAGATATATCTAAAGCTGCTTTCTCAGGGATAGAGGGTAAAAAGTATTATGGAGACCAGTATCAATATGAAAGAGGTGATGGTGGTTCTAAAAAGGAAGTAGTTAATGTAGAAAATGAGGATGAAGACGATGAGTAAAGATTTTAATCCAAAAGATACTAAATATGATAAAACCCCAAAAGAGGCTGTGCCAAGGAAACCGGGTGAGCCAGACCAATATGATGACCATAATTATAAAGAAAGAGAAGTAAGACCAGATGGTTCTACAGTATATTATTATGAAAATGGTGTAAAAGCCATTCATTACCCTAAGCCCGATTCAAATCCTAGATATCACAAAGAAGCTGCAAAACATCATGCTAAAGAAAGTGAAACAGCGATTGATTCTAAAAAATATAATAAAGCACTAGCACATTTAAAAGCTTTGACTGCACATAGTCAAGCCTTAGATAAGTTTAAGGGCAATGAAAAACCTGTAGATAAGTTAGCTAAAGAGTTTGGTGGTACAGTAGCAGTTGCTAGTGACCCCGGAGTATTTACTCCAACGTATAGTGGTAATAATAAAAAAGGAAAAAGTGGTGTTAAAAAATTAGATGACTATTTAAAAAAACAACTTGACCATAAAAGGGAGTTAGTTAGTTTAGTAAAAGATGTTCAAGAGGAGATGAATAAAGCAGACGTACCTGATTTAGTCCCTCGTGTTAGCCAAAAATCAATAGAAAAGGACGATACAGAAGATTTTTTTGAAAATATGTTATTTGATTTAGACCCAGATGATGATGATGAAAAAGAAGAATCTGAAGAATAAATTAGATACATTTGTAGAGTTCATGGAAACAGACTGGACGAAAAGCAAAAAACATGTTAAACTAAATAATATGCCTTTTTTTAATCAATATAAAAAGTCAAAAGAAGGTAGGATAGAAAATCCACCTATAAGAAAAACAAGAAAAGTAGCGTTTGGTTCTAAGAGAAGTCCTAGACCAGACCCTCAAGGATATAGAAATCCACCTAATAGGAGGACACCTAATCCAGAAGATTAACAACAGTAAAGGAAGAAATTATGACAACATTTGTCATCCCTGAAGAAGCTAAAGAAGAGATAGTAAAAAGAAAAATGGCAGGAGCAACATGGAGTGCCTTATCAAGATGGGTAGGGGAAAGATGGGGTATAACAGTCCATAGAACCACATTACAGAAGTGGTACGATAGAGAAGTAGAATTAATTGATGAGCGACAGTCAGAAGACATGGAAGATATGGAAGCAGACTTTACACCTGAAGCACATGTTAAACTGGCTAAGAAAGTAGAAACTTATAAAGCAGAATCTAGATATTGGAAGAAAGTTGCAGAAGCAGCTATCAAAAAAGATGCTAAAGAAAACCTTCTTATAGACTCAATTAAAAAATTTACCCCTTCATATAAAGAAGTAAAGAAATACAAACGCCGAAAACCCACAGGTAAAATAAAAGGGAATAGCACACAGTCTATGATTGCCCCTCTTACAGACACTCACATTGGGGATAATGTAGAAGGTGAACAAATGTTAGGGTTAAATACTTATAACATTGATATATTTAATAAAAGATTATACGGATGGGCAAATCAAATTATTACACTAGCAGAACTTAGGCGTAATTCCGCAGACGTTGGTGAGCTTATAATTCCTATGTTAGGTGACATGATTAGTGGAGACATCCATGAAGAGTTGGCACGAACTAATAATGACCATTGTATGGGACAAATGATTAGAGGAGCTAACCTTATTTCACAAGCACTAATGCTTATAGCTCCACACTTTGATAAAGTTAGAGTTGCGTGTGTGGTAGGTAACCATGGGCGTATGACTAGGAAACCGCCTATGAAAGATAAGTATCTAGATTGGGATTACATGTTGTATCAGTGGGTAGCTGTATTCTGTCAAGATCAAAAAAACATAGAGTTTCACATACCTAAATCATTTATGACAACCATTGAAGTATGCAATAGAAATATCCTATTAGCACACGGAGACTTCATTAATGGTGGTGGAAGCGGTACTGCAATTAGTCGAGGTGTAAATAATATGCGAAATGTTATGGCATTTAGAAAAGGATTAGTGGATGAACTGCATCAACTACAAGATAATACTTTAGAAAACGTGCCCGATAAATTTGACTCAGCATTGATGGGACACTTTCACAGAGTAGATGAAGTTGATATTGGTACAGGAGCTGTGCATATATGTGGATGCATGAAGGGTGGAGATGAATATGCTATGCAAAGAGTACAATCTATTAACAAACCAAGACAGATAGTGTTATATTATCATCCTAAATACGGAGAGATTGGTAAAGAAATTGTATATTTAAATAGGTATGATTCACGTAAAGGTCAATTCAATGATATTTTACCTGATGTTTGGTCTAAAACTTTTGAGTAATTAGGTTCAAAGTAGTATAATATTATATGGCTACTCAACAAGAACTTACATATTTTAATCAAGCGTGTCGGAAAGCGATACAAAGCACTGTGCAAGAAGTATTTGCAAAGGCAATTGAAAAATGCCCTGTTAAATTAGGTAATTTAAGAGGTTCCGCTGCAATTACTAAAGCTGATCCAGTCAATGGAAGTTTTACTATAGCTTTTAATAGTAATGACAACGCCCCTTACGCTCAATTAGTTGAAGAAGGGGGCACCGTTCCTCAACATTACAAAAAAAGTAATAAGACTGGTAACGGATGGACAGTTCAATCTTACCCTGTTGAGGGTCAATTTTTTATTAAAGCAGCCTTAGACGAAGTATTTAGTGGTCAATATAATATGACTGTCATAAATGCTAATTTAGGCAGTTCAGGTTATTACATTAACGTGTAAAGAAGGAGAAGAAGATGGCAGAGATAGATGTGACCCCAAATCAAGAGTGGATTATTGCTAGACACTCAAGAATGGTAGGTAAAGTGCTAGATTTAGTAGAAGCAGCTATGCCTGAAGGCAAACAGTGTGAAAAATTAAAAAAATTAATGCAAGTTCCTTTGTATGATTTTAGAAATGACATGTTGCGTTTAGAAAATAATGAAATAGATACTAATATTGTTGAATAGACCTATATTTTTTTATATTTACACTTAAATTAGTATAATATAAGTGAATATAAAACTATGTTATTTATATTTTATTTGAAAAGGTCGGAGGTGGCTAAGACCAACCTTTTTAAGGTCGTAAAGACATAAAAAAACCTTAAAACACAAGGAGGCTATAATGGCTGATGAAATTCTGAACAGAATTGAAAAGCACATGGAAGGCACGTCATTAGGTTTGGCGGCTCTTGCAGAAGTGCTACAAAAAATGGACGGAAGAATGGAAGCAGATGATGCTTATGCTATAGAAAAAGCAGAGCAAGAACAGGCAGCTATTGAACACGCAAACTTAGTAAAGAACATTGCTAAATCAGTGTTAATAGAGCTATCGGACCAAGGTATGGACGTTGACGGCACAGATGTTGAAAACGTAGGAAAGCCAGACCCGACTAAAGGAGCAACTGCAACACCTAATTACATAGGTGATGCTGATGACTCATCTGAAACTATAACTCCAAGGTCTAGTATCGAAGACCAACAGGCTTCAATCATGGCTGAAGATGACGAAGATGGTGAAGATAAAGATAAAAAAGAAGAAAAAGCTATGCATGATGACGGTAAAAAAGAAGAAAAGGCTTACATGGGTAGGAGAGTCGAAAACGCTATGGGCGATGGAGACGAGGAAGACAGATTCCCTAAAGATGAAAAAGAAAGTGACGAAGGTGACGATGAACAAAAAGCAATGACAGATATGAAAAAATCATTACTTGCACTTCAAAAACAAATCGATGCTTTTGATATCTCTAAGGCTGTAAAAGAAGAATCCGAGACAAGACTACGAAAAATGGGATTCAAGGAAGAGAATGGATTACAAAGACCACAATTGAGTAACACGTTTGGAGCAGATACAGAAACTCCAATCAAGAAAGCTCAGACTGTGAACGATGTAGTCGACCAACTTACTAACTTGTCATACAAAGAACTCAGAAAAATGCAAGAGTTCAAGAGACAAGGCATAGTAGAAGGTTTGCCAGACGAAATTGCAAACCTATAAACAATAAACCAAAAAAACGAGGAGATAATAATTATGCCTTCACTAAGTGAATACATTTCTCAATCGAATAGAGGACTAAACCAGTCTGTATTCGGTCCTGAGTACTTATCAAAAGCGTTTAATGCAGCGAACACAGGAACTGCTGATGCAATCTATACGACTACATCTGCGGATAATGTGTTCACGTCTACTTTCGGAAGAAAAGTATGGCAGTCATTGAACAACCAAACTCGTTTCTTCAACGCAATCCCAAGAACAGTTTTCGGTAACACCGTTGGTTGGAGGGTAAGAACAGATAGAGGTACACAAAGGTCTCGACCAATAACAGAGACTGGTAGTTTACCA